CAAAATAATAGAGTTTCTTTTGCTGATGGAAATACAAAAGAAGACTTTGAACTTGATCAAGAACTAACTGCAACTACTGGTTACAGAGGTTTCAACTATCTTAATTATGTTAAAGTTAATGATACTAGTGGCAACTTACTGTTTGGCGCTAATAATACAGGGGACAGTGGCGCTGGTGAGATTGATGTCAATGTCCGTTCCTATTTTTCTGATCCTGATATTACTCTTGACGGAGCAGTTGCTCAGACATTGGATAAGTCTGGGGATGGTAACCTTACCTTCTCTCTGACACAGGACAGTGCAAATGCTAGAAACCTTAGCATCCTCTCTACAAATGCTGGGGATGGCACAAGCACAGTAACAATCACTGCAGAAGATGTTGTTGATATTGATGCATCTGGTGCAACTGGTAAGGTTCATGTAGAAAATTCTAGATTCCAAGCAAACTACATCGCTACAACCGATGCGACGATGAATCTTGATCCTGGCGATGATCGTGCCGTAACTGGTCTGGTTCGTGTCTGGGGTGACCTCCAAGTCGATGGTGTAACAACAACTGTAAACAGCACAACCTTACAGGTTGATGATGTCATTATGACTTTGGGTGGTGACACTGCTCCCTCTTCTGATGACAACAAAGATCGTGGTGTTGAGTTTAGATATTATGATTCTCAAGCACGCATAGGTTTCTATGGTTGGGACACTAACTATACTGATTTGGGTGGTCATGAAGGTGGTTTTACTTTCCTTCATGCTGCTACAAATACTTCCGAAGTCTTTACTGGTACTGCTTCTGGTATTACTGCTGGTAACCTTAAGTTAACTACTGGAACGGCATCTTCTTCCAACACAACTGGAGATCTGGTTGTTGCTGGTGGTGCTGGTATTACTGGTGCAGTTAATATTGGTGGTAATACTGATATTGATGGGACACTGCGTGTAACTAATACTTCCCGCTTTGATAATAGTATCGTTCTACAGGGTGCATCCAAGACTTTACAACTTAACAACGGTTCTGGGACAACTAAGATTGAACTTCAATCTACTACAGGTAATGCATCATTTGGTGGTGTAACTGATGTAACTGGTAACTTCAATGTCAACACTAATAAATTCAATGTTGTTGCTGCTTCTGGTAACACTACTGTTGCTGGCACCTTAGGTGTTACTGGAGGAACTACTCTTACAGGTGCTCTTGATCTTAATAACAACGCAAATATTTCTGGTCTGGTTCATCTTGAATCTGCAGATGAACCCGATATCGTATCTGGTGTTCCTCATACCATTCAAAATAACGACTATGGTGCATTAAGGGTAGATGGTGGTGCATACTTCCATAAAAATGTATTGTTTAACGGTGACATCTTCCTAAATGGTGACTTTAACCAGCAAGAAGACGCAACTGAGAACTATGGTCTGAGAAACTACCTGTCTGTCCGATACAAGATGAGGGCAGGTTCTGTTGCTGCATACAACCCTTCATTCTCAAACTCCAACACTTCTAACTTGAGAGTCTTTGGTGGTGCTGGTGTTAACCAGAACTTACATGTTGGTGCTACTAACAGTGGCGAAGGATTCTTTGTAGGTAAAAAGAACAACAGTGATACAGTTAAGTTCTCTGTCTTGGGTGCATCTGGTAATACCGATATTCAAGGCACACTCGATGTTGCTGGTAACTCCGAGTTCAACGGCACAGTTGATGTTGATGCAGATTTCGCTGTTAGAAACGGTACAACTGACAAGTTCTTCGTTGATAACGTAACTGGTAACACAACTATTGAAGGTACATTACTTGCTGAAGGCAATGTAAACTTCAATGGCACCCTGGATGTAGATGCAGACTTTGCAGTCAGAAGCGGCATTCTGGATAAAATGACCGTCCAGTCTTCTAGTGGTAATATTGCAACTGCTGGCACCCTAACTGTTAATGGTGGAACAACTTTAAGTTCTACACTTGGAGTTACTGGTGCAGCAACCTTGAGCAGCACTCTGGTTGTTGCAGGTCAAACAACTATCAACGATTCTCTGATCATTCAAAGCAACAATGAAGTCCTGAACATCAATAATGGTTCTGGTACAACCAAGTTTAGTGTTGATACAGATAATGGTAATACAAATATTATCGGCACACTAACCGTTGGTGATGCAACTCAGATCAACGATACATTCGGTGCTTCTGGTGTTGTAACTTTCACAAGAAACACTCAGCAAACTCTGACTGGTTCTTATGCTGCAGATGGTGCATTCCGCCTGACTGGTGGTGCTGCTATCGGTAAGAACCTTGCAGTTAGCGGTGATGCTAGAATCTACGGTGCTACCGAACTGACAGGTGCTCTGGATCTGAATAGTAGTGCAGATATCTCTGGTGCTCTGGTAACTCACGATAATGTTACTATTACTGCAGATAATAAGTTCTTCAAAGTTCAAAACGGTTCTGCAGCAGACAAGTTTACTGTTGATACTGATAACGGTAATACCACGATTGCTGGCACTCTTGGTGTTACTGGTGATGTAACTGCTGGATCTAACCTAACTATTACTGGAAACCTCACTGTCAATGGAACAACCACTACTGTTAATTCTACGGTCACAACTCTCGATGACCCTATTATTACTGTGGGTGGTGACACAGCACCATCGTCTAACGACGGTAAGGATCGTGGTGTTGAGTTCCGTTATTACGACGGCTCTGCGAAAATTGGTTTCTTCGGATATGACAGATCCGCCAACCAATTCGCATTCCTGACAAGTGCATCCAACTCCTCTGAAGTTCTTACTGGTACAGATGGCGCTCTTCGTGCTGGTTCTCTCAATCTTACTGGGTCTGGCACGGCTCTTGATGTTGATGCCAATGCCAACATTGATGGCACTCTGACTGTAGATGGTCAGATTATTTCTCAAGTTTCCTCTGGTCCTGCTCTGGTTATTCCTACCACTGCTAAGATCAACAATTTGAATGCTGACCTTCTGGACAGCATGACAACTGCAAGTGCAAACACTGCATCTACAGTTGTTAATCGTGATTCCTCTGGCAACTTCGCTGCAGGAACTATTACTGCTGCTCTGGTTGGTAATGCTTCCACAGCATCAACTCTGCAGACTGCAAGAGACATTATCCTTGAGGGTGTTGTTACTGGCACAGTATCCTTTAACGGATCTCAAAATGTAAGTATCACAACATCTTATAGTGATGCAGACATCACTGCACTTGCTGCAATGTCTGGCACTGGTCTGGTAACAAGGACTGCTAATAATACCTACGCACAACGCTCTGTAACCGCTACATCGTCCTCTGGTATCACTGTTACTAATGGTGATGGTGTTTCTGGTAATATCACCATTAACGTCGCTTCTACAGCGAATAACTCAGCAAACAACCTTGTCCTTCGTGATGCTTCTGGTAACTTTGCTGCTGGTACAATCACTGCAGCACTGACAGGTAATGTCACTGGTAATGTTACGGGTAATGTCGCTGGTAATGTTACAGGAACAGTTTCTAGTATTGCAAACCACGATACTGGTGATCTGGCAGAAGGCAGCAATCTGTATTACACAGATGCTCGTGCTGATGCTCGTATTGCTGCAGCAGATACTGACGACTTGTCTGAAGGTTCTACCAACCTTTACTTTACTAATACTCGTGCTGATGCCCGAGTTGCTGCTGCGACGGGTGCAAATCTTGATCTCTCTAACAAATCCACTACACACCTTGCTGAGGGCACTAACCTCTATTATACAGAGGCAAGAGTTCAGGACAAACTTGATAATGCGTTTGAGCAACTTAGAGCGATGCTTAACAATCTTGCAACCACTACCACTCTGGTTCTGAACTTGTCTGGCGATCCTACTCCTGGAGATGTCACTGCATTCAATAATGCTTCCTTGTCTGGTGGTACAGGTTATAACACAGCAACTGCAGTTGCCACTACATCTAGTGGCAATGGCACAGGTCTTACAGTTGATATCACTGCTTCTGGTGGTGTTATCACTGCTGTTGCTATTAATGCTGATGGTTCTGGTTATGCAGTTGGTGAGACCATTACAATCACAGGTGGCGGCGGCAACGCTACCATTAATGTCTCTGCTGTTGTTGAGATGGCAGTTGGAGATACTCTCACTGGTGGTACATCTGCTACTACTGGTGTTATTACTGCAGTTGGAACCAATCAAGTCACTGTAGATAATGTCAATGGTTTCTTCAAGAAAACTGAGACTGTTTCTGCTGGTGATGTAACCAACCTCACTATCCAATCATTTGCTTGATAACTAATGTCCGCTACAAGACCCGCTAATAAAACCGAACTAAGAGATTACGCTCTTCGTCGTTTGGGTTATCCAACGATTGACATCAATGTTGCTTCGGCACAATTGGATGACCTGATTGAAGAAGCAATCGACTATTATCAGGAATACCATTATAATGGTAGTTATAAGTCTTTCATTAGAATTGAGGTGACTGATGCTATCAAGACTGCTGCAAAGTCTAAAACTCAACTTGCTTCTGGTGCTTGGTATGAAGGTAATGAATACGTTTCACTCCCACCTGGAGTGATGAGTGTTAATAGAGTGTTTAGTCAGATTGGTGCGTCTAGTGTTGTTCCTGGAAATATTTTTAATATCAAATATCAAATTTTCTTGAATGATATTTACTCCATGACTCACGGACAAATTTTACATTATTATATGACATCTCAATATCTTGAGACATTAGATTGGGTTACTAATAATAACAATAGTCGTAGAATTCGCTTTAATGAACATCAGGCAAGATTATATCTAGATTTTGATTGGGATGAATTGCAAGCAGGTGATTATATTTTAGTTGAAGTTTTGATGCGTCAAGATCCCGAAACCTATACAGCGATGTATAACGATAATTGGTTGAAGGATTATGTTGAAGCATTATTCCAGCAGCAGTGGGGTCGTAACCTAAGTAAGTATGACGGCATTCAAATGTTGGGTGGTGTTACACTCAACGGGCGTCAAATTCTTGAAGACGCTAGCCAGTTTAAAAAAGATTTGGAAGAAGAGATTCGCTCCAAGTACGAAATTCCTCCCATGGACCTTGTAGGCTGATATGGCATTTTCTAACGATCCACCAAACGATTTTGTCTTTAGAGATCACACAAATCTTCTAAAGGCAAATGGTTCTGCTCAAGAACAAACTTTTATTGAAAATTTGATTGTAGAGAGTATT